ATGTCCGCTTAACAAAAAAATCTATAAATGCGGCGGATATTTTGCCCGCTACATGAAAACCGAGCCTGCACCTGCGGCAACAGGCACAAGCTCGGAGGTATCAAAAGATACCGGTTCAATATTACACCTTGATGATAGCACAAAAGCAGCGATTTGTCAAGCATACAAAACTGCTGATGAAGCTTGCTCAAATATACTTACTGTTTATGAGGGAATGTCAGAATGTGAGCAGAGAGCCTTTGATATCGGAGAGGCATACGGAAAAATATTCGACACAAGATGTAAGCTTGAAGAACTGAGAGGCGGTGACGGCAAATGAAAGGCTTGCCAACACGCTGCGTAGATCCTGTAATGAAGTGTTGTCAGGATTGTGCTTGGGGATATTGTGAATATGGCGATGACTAGGAGGTATAACACATGGCAAGATACATCGATGCAGACAATCTGATTAACGAACTATCGGCGGCGTGTATGCCGATATACGAAAAGGGCATAACAGGCATTCTGGGTGATAACAGCAGTATTGCCGATATAATCAACGAACAGCCTACCACAGACGTGCAGGAGGTGAAGCGTGGGTATTGGAAATTTAACCAGCACAGCAAAGTGGTTGCTAGTTTTAGATGTTCTGAATGCCAAACCCCGTTTTATAATTTTGGTAATTCAAAAATTCTGAGCCCGACACCATACTGCCCTAACTGCGGAGCAAGAATGGAGGGTGACGGCAATGAACATTAACGCAAAGAAAGCTCAGGACAAGCTGTCGCAGGAACTGTCTGCCGCTAAGCTTGGCAAGTATGCGCAGGCGGTTGCAAAGCCTACTCTTGAGGCTCTCAAAACTTTCTGTGAGCAGAACGAGGAGTTCGCTCAGGCGGTCCTGCAGACGGACAGGACTTTCGCTGAGTGTGCGGAAAACGCTGTTAAGGGTGTAAGGGAAAGTATTTCGGATATCGAGGTCTACCGCAGAGCTGTAAGCTTTTACTTCAAGGGTGCGGACGTTCATTTCAATATGACTATCGACCTGGGCGACGGCTCGGACAGCAATGAAACGGCAAAACCGCCTGTCAGCTTGTCACTTGACAGCTTGCTTGACTTCTGAGGCAGCAGTATGAAAAAGACAAGAAAAGAGGCTCTTATCTACTGCTTTCCTGCGGTGGATAAAGAGCTTATGGATAAGATGAAAGGCAGAGGTGCTAAGAATTATGTGGTGTTCCTCACAAGGGGTGCTGAACTTTTCGCACGTTGCTTTCACCGATACTCAACGGGTGACCTTGTGGAAAGGCAGCGGTATGTGTTTGCCCGTGACGGATCTGTGAGATACGGCAGTGATAACGGCATTAACTGGTCTGTGCGTAATGACTTCCGCGAACCTGTCTTTTGCAAGTGCTGTATGGGATATAACTATGATAATTCCTATTCGGTACTGAACATCAAAGCCATAGACAAGTCGGATATGCGTTACAGTCAGTATCAGCATTATCACGGCAATATGCTTATATGCTATCTTCACGCATACTGCAAGCACCCTAATCTTGAGTATCTTATGAAAAAAGGCTATGACGTAACAAGCGTGAGATACACAGGTTGGTGGGGATATCAGGAAAAGTTCCTGCTCTCTCAGCGTGTGAACTGGAAAAGTAATGACCTGCTGAAAATGCTCGGACTAAACAAGACGGAGTTCAAGACACTCAAAGGCAGCGAACATCTGTGGGAGCAGTATCTTGACTATCGTGAGGAATATCCAAAACTCAGACCGGAAGATTTACTGAATATAGCAAAGGTCTTTAAGAACGAACACGGCACTCTTGAACGTCTTGTGAGGATAACAGGTCTTACACCGCAAAGGGTGGCACGATACATACACGAGCAGGAAATGACACCTCTTGATTACAGCGATTATCTGGAGCAGTGCGAAACGCTGGAGTATAACATTCACGATACAATGATAGCATTGCCACACGATTTCTGGACAATGCACAACAGGCTTACTCAGATCATCAACTATGAGCATGACGAGCTTGCTTTGCAGAACTTCACGAAAAGGCTTGCAGAGCGTGTCTGCCTTGAATTTTCGGCAGACGGCTTGCTTGTCAGACAGCCACACAGTTTGAAAGAGATAGAGGACGAGGGCAGGATACTTTCCCATTGTGTGGGCGGATATGCAGAACGCCATGCTATGGGAAAACTCAGCATTATGTTTCTACGGAAAACCTCTGAGCCTGACAAGCCTTACTATACTGTTGAGGTGAGCCAATACGGCGGGATCGTGCAGTGCAGAGGGTATAGGAACAACGTGGTACAAAACGGCGGTGAGGACAAACCGCAGGCGATAAAGGACTTTGAACAGAAGTATCAGCGGTATCTTGACAGGGTGTTCGCTGACAAACGAAAGGAGCGTAAAACAGCATGAACGAACTATCGTCAGAATATATCAAGGCGGCTGAGCTTGACCGCAGGATAAAGACCTCAGCTCAGCTTGCACAGCAGAGCCTTTACGATATGTGTATGGGCTTTAAGGAAATGAGGGACAGCAGGCTTTACAAGGAGCTTGGGTACTCCGATTTTGGAGAGTATTGCGAGCAGGAAACAGGCTTTTCAAGAATGAATGTGTACAATTACATTAGAGTGGCTGAAAAATTACCGCAGGATTTTGTAAACTCGAGTTTACAGATCGGAGTTAAAAAGCTGACACTTCTTGCTAAGCTTTCCGATGAAGAGCGAACAGAGCTTGCCGAAAATATCGACCTTGAAAGCACTACTGTCAAGGAGCTCAAAGCAAAAATAGATATTTTGCAGAACGAGCGTGACAGAGCCATGGAGTCAAATGCAGAGGCAAGCCATCAGGTCTTTATGGCGGATAAAAAGGTGCTTGAAATGAAAAATAAGGTAACACAGCTTGAAGCCGAGATAAAGGAGCTTGAGAACCGTCCTATCGAGGTGGCTGTGGAAACGGACAGCAAAGAGGTGGCAAACCTTAAAGACGCTATGCGGCGTGTTGACCTTGACTGGTCGGAAAAATATTCAAAGCTTGAAGAAGACAGCCTGAAAGACCGCAGAGAGCTTTTGCAGAAAGCTGAGCAGGCTGAAAAGGATAAGCAGGACAAGCTTTCACAGCTTCGTGAAGAGCTTGACAGAACTAAGGCTGAGTATGAGAAAAAGCTTGCGGGAAAGGTGGATACCGCCCCCGTGCAGGACGATAAAGCCATATTCAAGGCTTATCTTTCCACCGCTGTTGACAGCGTAACAAGGCTCGTGGGCTTTGTGAACGAGCATAATGATAGCGACAATTACGGACTTTTCACACAGAAAGCAAGACAGCTTGCGGATATAATCAATTCAAAATTGGAGGTATAAAAATGAAACTTTATGAGCTTACAAACGATTTTCAGAGGCTTTTTGACAGCCTTGAGGATATGACGGAAAATGCCGAGCTTACGGCAGAGGAAAAGGCTGAGGCTGAAAAGGTGTGGTTTGATACCCTTGAATGCGTTGAGGCTGAGTTTACAGACAAGGCAGAGAACGTTGCGGCTTATGTTAAGGTGCTGAACAGCGAGGCGAAAATGCTTGAAGCAGAGGAGAAAGCCCTCAAAGCAAGACGTGAGCAGAAGGTCAAGCAGGCAGAGAGCCTTAAAGCTTATCTTATGAACAGTATGCAGAGGGTCAACCTTAACAAAATAGAGGGCGTTATGGCTAAGATAAGCATTACAAAGGGCAGGGAAAGCACCGAGATAACAGACCCGAAAGCCTTTGTGGAGTGGGCAAAGGTCAATGATGACAGCCTGCTGAAATACAAGGATCCTGACATAAGCAAGACGGCTGTCAAGGCGGCTATCGAGGCAGGCAGAGAGATCCCCTATGCGGCTGTTGTCCGCAGACCGGGGCTGACCATAAGATAAGGAGGAAAAGAGAATGGGACTTGCGATACTTGTATTAGGCTTTTCAGGAAGCGGCAAATCTGCTTCCCTGAGAAATTTCAAAGAAGACGAGCTTGCACTTGTGAACGTGAACGGAAAACAGCTTCCGTTCCGCACGCAGTTTAAGTCAACGATACATACCGACAATTACGGCGAGATAGAACGCTTTATGAAAGCTCAGACGGCAAAGTCCATAGCCGTTGACGATAGTCAGTATCTTATGGTGAACGAGTTCATGCGCCGTGCAAAGGAAACGGGCTATCAGAAGTTCACCGACATTGCAAAGAATTTCTGGGAGCTTGTGAGAAGCGTTGAAATGCTTCCCGAAGATGTTATCGTGTATTTTCTCAATCACCTTGATACAGGGGAGGACGGCAGGCAAAAAGCTAAAACTATCGGCAAGCTGCTTGATGAGAAGATAACTGTCGAGGGTATGTTCACAACTGTGCTTAAAACTGTTGTGGTTGACGGCAAGTATCTTTTTGCCACTCAGACGGACGGCACTGACACCTGCAAAAGTCCTATCGGGCTGTTCGACAGTATGTACATAAGCAACGATCTGAAACTTGTTGATGAAGCACTGAGGACATACTATCATCTTGCAGACGAACATATCTGCTCAGAGTGCGGAAAGACGATAATGTCAGACGGCAGGCGTACTGTTCAGCAGATAATAGACGGCTCGATGAAGAATTACGGCAAACAGCTTTGCATGAAATGCGTTCTGAAAAGGGTAAAGGCGGCGAAGTCCAATGAAGCTGAGAGCGTATCAGAATGAGCTGGTGGAGCAGGTAAGGCAGGCTTGGCGTGCAGGGTATAAAGCACCCTGCATAGTCCTGCCATGCGGTGGAGGAAAGTCCTGCATTGTGGCTGAAATGGCTAGGCGGACGACCTTTAACGGCAAGAGAGTGCTTTTTCTTGTCCACCGCCGTGAGCTTGTGGATCAGATAAAAAAGACGTTTATTCGCTGGGGCGTTGATATGAAACTCTGCGAGGTGGGTATGGTGCAGACTATTACAAGACGGCTTAAAAAGCTTGCCAGACCTGCACTTATCATAACTGACGAAAATCATCACAGCCTTGCTCAGTCCTACAAACGCATATACGAATACTTTTCGGACGTGCCGAGAGTGGGCGTTACTGCGACTCCTGTTCGCCTTAATGGTGACGGGCTTGGTGACGTGAACGACAAGCTTATCATTGGCGTATCCGCAAAATGGCTTATTGATAACAACTGTCTTGCACCTTATGACTACTATGCTCCTGACGTTGCCGACCTTACAGGGCTTCACGTTTCTCACGGAGAATATATGGCGGCGGAGATTGAAAAAGCTATGGTGAAAAATACTGTTTTCGGCGACGTCATAAAGTATTACAAACAGTTAGCAAATGGCAAAAAAGCGGTCTGCTACTGTGCGTCAGTAAGACATTCTCAGCGAACGGCAGAGGTGTTTAATGAAAACGGCATAAAAGCGGCACACATTGACGGCTCTACTCCTAAGAGCGAGCGTGACAGCATTATCTCAGCTTTCCGCAGGGGAGATATAACGGTGCTGTGCAACGTTGACCTTATCTCAGAGGGCTTTGACGTTCCTGACTGCGAGTGTGCCATACTTCTGCGACCCACCAAGAGCCTTACTCTTTACATTCAGCAGGCTATGAGATGTATGCGGTACAGGCCTAACAAAAGAGCCGTCATAATCGACCACGTTGGCAACTATGCAAGGTTTGGTATGCCTGACGATGACAGGGAGTGGAGCTTGGAGAAAAAGCCTAAAGCTCAGCATAAAAAGCAGGAGCAGAACGACAAGGTGAAACAATGCCCTGAATGTTTCTATACCTTCTCTGCTCCTCCTGCGGGGGTGAAAGTATGCTGTCCTCATTGCGGATATGAGTTTCCCACAGCCGAGAGAAAGCTTGAAACAGACAGCAGCGTGGGGCTTGTAAAGGTGGAGGGATTCAAGCTTGACTTTTCAAGTCCTGCCGATTGTCATACCTATCCCGAACTTTTGCAGTATGCGAAAAGTCACGGCTACAAATCAGGCTGGGCGTATTATCAGGCAAGGCAAAGGGGGCTTATAGGTTGACGGAAGAACACAGGATACAAAACGAGATACGCTGTGCGGTATCGCCCTACTGCACGGTCTTTCGTGTGAACGTGGGCGAGGGCAGGACAGCTGACGGCAGATATTTCACCACAGGTGTGCCGAAAGGTTTTTCAGATCTGTTCGGCGTAAGGCATAAGGACGGCAGAGCTGTCTTTATCGAAGTCAAAACAAAGTCGGGACGAATTCGTCCCGAGCAGAAGAATTTTATAACAAAAATGCGTGAGTGCGGAGCATTGGCAGGCATATGCCGCTCGGCAGAGGACGCAGTAAATTTACTAACGGAGGAATAAAAAAATGGGATTTAAGTCAAATCAATCAGAGGCATTTCAGAACGGATTAAAGCCTGAGGGCGATTACGAGTGCATCATAACCGCTATCGAGGAACACACAACAAAGAAAGGCTCGGTGGGTCTTAACTTCACTCTCGTCATCAGAAATGACGTGCAGGGACAGAAATACGGCAACTCCTGCCTGTTTCACACCATATGGAAAAAGCATGAACCTAACGAGAACGATATGC